CTAACACAACAGCACTTCGCCCATGAGGCGGATGTGCGTAATATTATTAAGCAATATGATAAAACTGGTCTTATTGCCAATGTACAAAAGGGCGTAGCCCGATATGGTGATTATTCAGAAGTTAATGAATATAGAGAGGCTTTAGACCTCGTTAATGAAGCAAACGCAACGTTTGCAGAATTGCCCGCAGAACTGCGGGAAATGTTCCAGAATAATGCTGGGACGTTTCTGGAGTTTGCAACAAACCCAGACAATGAAAATAAAATGATTGAGCTTGGACTCAAGGAGGCTCCTGTCCAAGAAAGACAGCCGGTAAAGGCTGAAAATAAGGCTGCCGAGCCTCCCGCTCCCCAAGAAGCTGGGGAGTAGAGGCAGCCCGGGCACAGTTACTCACTTGATGTAACTGTGCCCACTGACACCAAAGGAGGTAAAGGTGGAAACAATTAAGTATAATTTAACTCAGGCCAAGACGCGGGAAGATAAAACACAGTGGATCAAAATAGGGATAGCACAAAAGAGCGACCGTAATTTTTGGATCAAGTTAGATGTGTTGCCGATAGCAGATAAAAACGGCGAAATATGGTTAAATTTATTTGAAAGGAAAGATGATGAAGTACAGAAAAAAAATGGGTAAGCGCGCTAGTCGTAAACAGTTTACAAAAGGTGCTATGAGAGTGAAGGGTAAAAACTTCACAAAACCTATGCGCGGTGGCATCCGTCTATAGATGCCATGCTATCATCCTCTGGTAGCCTATAAATGCGATGGAAAAGTAGTATTTGATAAGCCCTTCGCATTTGCGAGGGGCTTTAATTTACCCTGCGGCCAATGTATAGGTTGCAGGTTAGACTATAGTCGCCAATGGGCTATTAGGTGCGTTCATGAGGCTCAGACGCACGAGGATAATTGTTTTATAACCTTAACGTTTGACAATGAGCACATTGCAAAACGTAAAAATCCGGAAAGTTTAGATAATACAGAGTTCCAAAGGTTTATGAAACGCCTCCGGAAAAAGTATCCCCACAAAATTAGATTTTTTCATTGTGGGGAATATGGGGATCAAAATAAAAGACCACACTATCATGCGTTATTATTCGGGCATGATTTTAAAGATAAAAAATTGTGGTCAAATAAAGGCGACTTCAAGTTATTTGTAAGTCAAGAATTAGCGGAGCTATGGCCGTATGGTTTCCATACGATCGGAGCAGTTAGCTTCGATACAGCAGCATATTGTGCCAGATATGTAATGAAAAAAGTAACAGGGGACGCAGCAGCGTCCCATTATCGTGAAGTAGATCTCGAAACCGGCGAAGTAATAAATGAAATAAAGCCGGAATATTGTACAATGTCCCGCATGCCGGGCATTGGATATGAATGGTATCAAAAATATGGATACCATGATTGTCATAAACACGATTATATCGTGATAAATGGCTATAAAGTAAGACCGCCAAGGTATTACGATAAGTTGTGCGAAGAAGAATTTTTCGCGAAAATAAAAGAAACACGCGTTGCAAACGCGGATGAACCCATAATTAATTATGGGGAAGAAATGGATCGACTGTGGGTGGAAGAAGAAGTAAAAATAAAAAAGCTTGAAAGATTAATAAGAAACGTTTAGCGTTTTTTAAACAAACTAGGAGGTAGTAATGAAAAAAGTGTATTATGCAGTATATGATAGAAAAGCCGAATTGTATTCAGCACCGTTTTTGGAAGTCAAAGACGGAACAGCAATTCGAGCAATTCAAGATTTAGTAGTCAAGTCACCAGATCATCCGTTTGCAACACATCCATCGGATTATAGTTTGCATCGGTTGGGTGAATTTGACGATGTAAGCGGAGTTATTACAGGGCAAATGCCTGAGAAACTTCAAGAAATAGAAAATCTAGTAGGAGAATAAGATAATGCTAGGCGGTCGTATGGGCAATTTGCCAACAGTAATGGAGCACGAGTTTTCGCGAGTGCCACAAGCTGAAATTCAGCGTTCAACATTTAATCGGTCACACGGACTAAAAACAACATTTGACGCAGGGTATTTAGTACCAATATTTGTTGATGAAGTAGTGCCAGGTGACTCGTTTAATTTAAACGCACATGGGTTTGGCCGTCTAGCAACTCCTATTTATCCAGTTATGGATAATTTGTATGTAGAAACGTTCTTTTTCTTTGTTCCAAATCGATTGATTTGGGATAACTGGGAAAAGTTCAATGGCGCTCAGGATGATCCAGGCGATAGTACAAGTTACTTGGTTCCACAGCTTACGCTGGGGTCAGGGGTTAGTATTGCAGGCGATAGCCTGTATGACTATATGGGTTTGCCAACAGGTGTTAATGGAATTGCATTTAACAACTTACATGGGCGTGCCTATAATCTTTGTTATAATGAATGGTTTCGTGACGAAAACCTTCAAGATAGTGTAGTAGTAGATAAGGGCGATGGCCCTGATAATATTAATAATTATACGTTGTTGAAACGTGGAAAGCGGCATGATTATTTCACGTCATGTTTACCTTGGCCGCAAAAAGGAGACTCGGTGAGTTTGCCTCTTGGGACAACAGCACCGGTTTCTACGGCAACAGGACAATTGAAAACATATATTATTTCAAGCAATGCCACAGCAATGAATTTTATGTCTGGCGTAGAAGGTGCAGATGTTTTTGCTGATTTGTCAGATGCAACAGCAGCAACTATAAATCAGTTACGTGAAGCGTTTCAAATTCAACGTTTGTATGAGCGCGATGCGCGAGGTGGTACACGTTATACAGAAATTTTACAATCGCATTTTGGTGTTACATCACCAGATGCACGGCTGCAACGTCCAGAATATTTAGGTGGTGGAAAAACACCGGTATCAATGCAGCCAATCCCACAAACATCATCAACAGATGCAACATCGCCACAAGGTAATTTGTCAGCGATGGGGACAGTTGGTGTTCAAGGTCATGGATTTAGCAAATCATTTGTAGAGCATGGTGTAATTATCGGCATGGCGTGTGTATTTGCAGATTTAACATATCAACAAGGTATGAACCGGATGTGGTCTCGTCGGGATCGCTGGGATTTTTATTGGCCAGCGCTTGCTCATCTTGGTGAACAAGCAGTGTTAAATGAAGAAATTTATACACAAGGTACGAGTGCAGATCAGGATGTATTTGGATATCAAGAGCGTTATGCGGAGTATCGTTACAAGCCCTCACAAATTACGGGTAAAATGCGGTCGAACGCTTCAGGTAGTTTGGACGTATGGCATTTGTCACAAGACTTCAGCAGCGTGCCAGTGCTCAATGCATCGTTTATTGAGGAAAACCCGCCAATCGATAGGGTTGTAGCATTACCATCAGAACCAGATTTGTTGTTTGATTGGTATTTTGATATGAAATGTACTCGTCCAATGCCAACATACAGTGTTCCGGGTCTTATTGATCATTTTTAAGGTATGTTATGGATATTAAGTGGAATATCGTTATTAGTGTTATTAAGCGTATCGCATTGCCTATGGCAATCGGTTCGCTTGTTCTTTGGCTTATGTCTCATGGCTTTGATGACTGGGTGCCTGTTATATGTGGTACTGCTGACAATCTTGGCATCGTAGTAACGGAGTGTAAATAATGTGGCCTGCAATATTAGGAGCAGCTATTACAGGGTATGGACAATATAGGTCAAATAAAGAAACTCGTAATTATGCAACAAAAATGAGCGGAACTGCCCATCAAAGGCAGATGGCTGATTTAAAAGCAGCTGGAATAAATCCAATACTAGCCGGAAGGCTCGGTGGCGCATCCACTCCATCTTACCAAGCAGGCAACATTGGGTCTGCTGCGGTGCAAGGATATGGCCAAGTAAGTAGTGCAAAGCAAGCGCAAGCGCAGAAAAAACAGTTGGAAGCGCAAACAGGTTTGACGAAAGCGCAAACGGAGAAAGTTAGAACGGAAGTTTTAAGAGAAATCCCAGCAAAAGTCCGTAAATTAGATGCCGAAGGTTTGTTAGCTAAAACAAGAACAACGGTAGGTGAAGCGGAAGCGGTATTTAAAGATTTAACAAATCAATTATTGAAAGGTGATTTGAAAGCGTTGAAAAAATTAGGACTTAGCGCAATGCAATTGAAGCATGCGCCGACTAATCAAATAGGTTCTATAATTATTGATAAGTTGATGGACAACGCAGATAAATTATTTGAAAGGAAATAAAATGGCTAAAATGGTATTTAAAACAGGTTATGGCGAGCGTCAGCGCGTTCAAACAGAAACAAAAGGCGAAAGCCTAACACAACAGCACTTCGCCCATGAGGCGGATGTGCGTAATATTATTAAGCAATATGATAAAACTGGTCTTATTGCTAATGTACAAAAGGGCGTAGCCCGATATGGTGATTATTCAGAAGTTAAT